ATCCACGCCGACGGGACCATAGAGGGCACCAACCCGCAGCGGGTGCAGGAGAAGCCCGACGGGACCGGCGTCAACGACTCGCTCGCCATGGGCTCCTGGCGCATGGAGCACGGCAAGGTCGTGGGCACGTTCATCGAGCTGAACGCCAACCAGACCACCCACAAGCCCGCCGACAACCTGACCGTCCGGTTCACGCTGGAGGTCCACGGCGACCACCTGACCGGCACCGCCAAGGTGTGGGTCGGCGCCGAGCAGGTACCGGATGCCTCCTTCGACCTCCGGCGCATCGCATGAGGCGAGTGCAGATGTCCAGCGATCACGTACCGCGCGACCACGCCCCGGCGGAAACGCCCGGCGACCCGCCGCCCAAGAGGCGCCTGACCAGCATCTCCAGGTGCGGGCACGTGCTCAAGGTGTCCACTGCGGCCCCGCACCCGCGCTACGGGAACCGGATGCCGTACTTCGTCGAGTCGTACGAGTCGGACCCCGACTGCGGATGTGAGCGATGAGCGTGACCTGCGGCAAGCCCGGCTGCGAGCGCGGCCCGGCCACCGGCGACGCGCTGCACCGCACCAGCCCTAAGGGTCAGGACTTCGAGGGCCTGTGCAGCGAGCACTACCGCGCGATCGGCGGCAGCCCCGACTGGGTGGCCACGGTGATCGAGCGACATAACCACGGGGAGACCTGATGGCCAGGGCTGACATTCCCCTGATGATGAGCGAGGCCGACGCGCGGGCGCTCCAGCGGGCCATCAGCGAGGCGTTCCGACCGATCCGCGAGCAGATCGACGCGCTCAGGGAGAACATCCTGGGCATGGGGACCGCGCTTGAGGAGATGCGCAAACTGGTTGAGAGGTGGGAGGTGGCTGTCGGTAGCGATCAGGAGGAACCGGCCTCTGGCGCCGTGCCGGTAGTGGACGTGACGCCTGACCCGATGCTGAGCTGTATCCAGCGGTAGACTGCACACCTCTTGATCGAGTGCCACGGGGTGACCTGAGGTAGCGACGACCCGAGCTGACTACCGTCCAGCTCGGGTCGTCGTGCGTTCGGGGGTCGGGACGCTACGATTCGTGCCATGCCGGAAGCGATCACCATTGCAGTGTTCGCGCTGGCTGTCGCCCGGGTGACCCGCTTCATCAACGAGGACCGGCTTAGCGAGGCCCCCCGTAACCGTGCCGTGATCTGGCTGTGGGCGCGGACCATCCCGGACGAGTTCGCATCCGGACGCTTCCCGGCCATGGCGCTCAAGCACGGCCCGCGCGAGGCCGCCAAACAGGTCGCGATCAGTCGCTTCGAGGCGGACGCGGAGCCGCCGCTGCTGCCCTACCTGCTGACATGTCCCTGGTGCGCGAGCATTTACGTGGCCGCTCCGGCGGCCGTGATCTGCTGGCTGTGGGGCGATACGCCTTACGCCTTCATCCCTGCGTTGTGGCTGGCGTTCTCGCAGGTCACGGGCCTGCTAGCAAAGATCGGGAGCTGACCTATGCAGCGTCTGCGGCGCCCGGCCCCGGTCAAGACCACCGAGATCATCGAGTACGACAGCACCCCAGTTGAGGTGGAGCGCACCGTCTCGGCGCTCGTGGCCGCCGCCGCGCAGGTGCAGCTCGACGAGGGCGCGGTCATGCGGCGCCGGATCTCCGATGAGGAGTGGCAGCGGGAGGCATGGCGCCAGTACGACATCACCGGGGAGCTGCGGTTCGCCGCGAACCGGCACGCGGGCGCGCTGTCGCAGTGCCGACTGTATGTGGCCGAGCTGGACGACTCGGGGCATCCGGGCAAAGAGGCCGAGGATCCGAAGGTGGCCCGGCTGATCGACGGCGTGTTCGGCGGGCCAGCCAAGAAGGCCGAGTACCTGCGCACCCTGGACATCCAGCTCTACGTCGGCGGCGAATCGTGGATCATCGCGGAGAGCGCGGCCAGGCGAGAAGTCGACATCTGGTACTGCGTCACCCCGGGTGAGATCAAGAGCGAGGGTGTCGGCAAGTACAAGGTCAAGCGGCCCGAGGACGCGGGTGGCGGCTGGCACGTCATCGACCCGAAGAGGGATCTGATGATGCGGGTGTGGACGCCACACCCGCGCAAGTATGACCTGGCCGACTCGTCCGTGCGCTCCACGCTGCCGGTGCTGCGCGAGATCGAGCGGCTGTCCATGCTCACGTTCAGCCAGATCGACTCGCGGCTCATCAGCGCGGGCCTGCTGCTGCTGCCGCAGAATGTGTCGTTCCCGAAGCCCGACGGCACCCCCGGCAACATCTCCAACCTGCTGGAGATGATCCTCACCGTGGCGCAGGCCCAGCTCAACGGCGCGGGCACGGCGGCCGGGCTGGTGCCGATTCTGGCCGAGATCCCGCCGGACACCGGCAAGGACATCCAGCACATCAAATTTGAGACGGCGCTGACCAACGAGCTGAAGGACAAGCTGGACCACGCGATCCGGCGGCTGGCCACCGGGCTGGACATCGACCCGCAGGAGCTCCTCGGCATGGGCGACTCCAATCACTGGAGCGCCTGGCAGATCGACGAGAACGGCATCAAGCTGTTCATCCAGCCACCCATGATCCGCATCTGCGACGCGATCAACCGGGGCTACCTGGAGAAGGCGCTCAAGTCCATTGGCGCCGACCCGGCCAAGTACACGATCTGGTTCGACCCGAGCCCGCTCACCGTGCGGCCCAACCGCTTCGAGGACGCCGTTGAGCTGTTCAACCTGGGCGAGCTGTCCGGGGAGAGGTTGCGCGAGGCTGGCAACTTCACCGAGGACGACAAGATGGAGGCCAAGGAGCTGGCCGACTGGCGGCTCTGGAAGCTGCTCCAGCTCAAGCCCGACATGCTCAGCGACCCGGTGGTGGCCAAGCTTGTGGGCCTGCCGGTGACCGAGCCGCCCGGTGGATTCGGCGGCGGCCCCGAGCTGCCGCCCGGCCAGGACCAGGGCGGGCAGGATCAGGCTCAGGCCGATAACGCCGCCCAGGGCGACCAGAACGGTCGCGCGCTGCCCAGTCAACCCAACCAGGCCCAGAGCGACGGCGGCGCCCTCACGGCGGCGCTGCTGCCCGGCGCGGAGCAGGTCGTGCTCCGCGCGCTGGAGATGGCGGGCGGGCGAATGCTGGACCGGCACTCACGCGGCCGGTTCGGCGAGGTGGAACGCTTCGCCCTGCACACCCGCATCCCGGCGACCGGCGAGCCGTCGATCAGCCGAGAGCGCGCGGACGGCCTGTTGTCCGGTGCCTTCTCACACGTGCCTGCGCTCGCCGCACACCATGGCATCAACTCAGGCGAGTTGTCCGAGCTGCTGCACCAGTTCTGCGTGGAGCTGATCACCCGTCGCTACCCATACTCGACGGAGCTGCTGCGCGAGATGCTGGAGCGCGCCCGTGCCTAGCATCCACCGCCTGGACCCGTGGGAGCTGGCCCGCTTCGACCAGGGTCAGATGGCGTTGCAGCGCGACCAGACGATCATGTTCGCCAACGATGGCGGGCTGGGCCTACGCCTGTCCGTGTTCTCCTCGATGCTCAAGGCCGAGAGCGCCCTGTACGCCAAGGTGCTCAACCTGTTGGAGCAGTGGGCGGCGCGGGTCAAGCGGCTCATCTTCGGCGGGGCGGTGCCCGACCTGGCCGCCATGTCACACGCCCAGCCCGAGTTTGCACAGGCTGTGGACAGCCTTGTGGACGTCGAGATCCGGGAGATCTTCGACGACTCCCTGCACGACTACGTGGACGAGGGCGACCCGGACGCGCTCGCGCGCACCCGCACCTACCTGGAGCGCTCTCGCAACCGTCTCGTCCGGGTGCCGGACCGGGTCTACGCCAACGTGCGCGCCGAGGTGCTGAAGGCCACCACCCAGGGCTGGAGCATCGACGAGCTGGAGCAGGGCATCGACCACGTGCTGGGTGAGGCCGGGGCCGAGCTGTGGCAGGGCCGCGCCCGGACTATCGCGCGCACCGAGGCGGTCGGCGCCTACAACGCGGGCCGCTTCGCTGGCTTCCAGTCCCTGGCCGCGCAGCTCGGCGGCTCGTGGGAGAAGGTGTGGCTGGAGACCCACGATCACCGCACCCGGCCGACCCATCGCGAGGCGGAGGGCGGCGTCGGCGGCCAGCGCGTCGCCCTGGGCGAGCTGTTCAAGGTGGGTGTGGGGCTGGGCATGTTCCCCGGCGATCCGGAGCTGCCACCCGAAGAAGTGATCAACTGCCGGTGCTCGATCCTCCTCGTCCGCGAGGGTGAGAAGGTCGACTACGCCAACCGCCAGTACCGGAGGCCCTCGTGACGCCCACCCCGCTGCTCCAGTGGCACATCGGGCAACTGGCCTACGGCCTGAGCGAGTACACCGTGCCGGTCGGCGACGCGTACGCCCTGGTCAGCTTCACCCACGACGAGTGCGAGCTGTCCACGTTCTGCCGCAACCCGCTGCACCCCGGGCCGTGCAAGGGCTGGAAGAAGCACCTCGGCCAGATCGCACCCGGCGCGCTGCACGCCCTGGAGAAGATTCGCTACGAGAAGCTGGAGGAGCGGCGCAAGGCCCGCGTCAAGGCGCTCCAGGATGCCGGTCTGCCGGTCCCGAAGAAGCTCCAGACGCCGATCGTCTACGACCCGGCCAAGAGCCAGCACATCAGCGCCGGTCAGGCCGACGAGGCGTTGCAGCAGCAGATCCACACCCCGATCAAGGCGCCCACCAAGGCCGACATCGAGCAGAAGCTCGAAGTCAAGCACGCCCAGGCAGCCGAGGCGGCCAAACCCAAGGTCAACGCCGAGGCGGTCGCGGCGGCCAAGAAGATGGTCAGCAACTACAGCTCGCCTGTCGACACCAAGCTCTCGGCGTTCGAGGCCCTGAGCAAGGACGACTTCGACTCGATGACGCCGTTCCATCAGGGTGAGATCAAGAAGTGGCTGGGCGACCTCTACCCGTTCAACCCGAAGCTGCGACCCCGGGTGGCTGCAACTCTCGCGACGTTCACCGGCGACCCGAAGTGGAAGAAGGCGGCGGAGCAGGCTCCCTACACCGACACCATGGAGAAGGTGGCCAAGTACGCCCAGGTCGGCTCGAAGGCGTCGGCCACCCTCTCCGCCAGTCTGCCGCAGAAAATCAAGACCTACGACGAGCTGACCGCTGACGAGTGGAAGGGCCTGCACCCGTCGGAGAAGAAGTTCGTGCTGGGTGAGCTGGACCTGGCCCAGACGAAGCTAGGCAAGGCGTCTGGCATCAAGGCCAAGGCGACGAAAGCCAAGCTAGAGGGTTATGACTCGGCCCAGCCCGGGGACAAGGCCATCCAGAAGGCCGGATCCCCACAGGTCAACACGGGCACCGGCGGCAGCCCAGGCGGCTCCGCTGGCGAACCGATCACGTCTCTGTCGCAGACACTCACCAAGGGTGACTACAAGACCATCCTGAAGGCGGCGCACAACTTCCCGGAACAGCACGACGACTTGGACGACAAGCAGAAGGCCACGCTCGCCCACGCGTTGCAGTACATGGCTCAGGTCGGTACGCCGCAGCAGCAGGAGCAGGCCAAGACGCTGCTGGAGAAGTTCGGCGAGCCCAAGCCGAAGGTCGCACCCAACGCCGAGAAGAAGGTGGATCAGCTCCTCGGCGGCAAGGACAAGCTGGGCGACCAGCTCGACCAGGCGTTCGGGCCGCCATCGGCCAAGGCCCCGGCGGGGCTTGGCCCGGACGAGAAGCACGCCCTGGCCGCCAAGCAGGCCGACTCGGTCACCGCCATCATCGGCAAGGCCACGGGCGTGGACGTGAGCAAGGGCAAGGCCACCCTGGCGGTCGGACTGGGCGGCGCCAACGCCAAGAACACCCTGGACACCATGGCCAAGTCGACGGCCAAGAACGCGATCAACACGCACCAGCTCGACGTGACGCCCGAGGAGGAGAAGCAGCTCACCGCCGAGATCACCGAGGCGTTCCACTCCGGCTCCGGCCACACGCCGTTCCTGGACGAGCTGATCGCCGAGAAGAACGCGTACGTGCCCAACGAGGAGGGCACCGGCTATGAGCCGGACTCGGTCAAGAAGGCCGTCACCTCGGGCAACAACAAGGACATGATCAACGCGCTGGTCAAGAATCCCGACCAGTACAAGGACCTGACCCCGGCCGAGAAGACCAAGCTGGCCGGACACCTGTACTCGGAGAAGATCACCGGCCCGCTCACTACGGCCGTGGTCGCCGACGACCTGATCACCAAGCACAATATGCCGCAGCCGGGCGACGAGCTGTCCCACGCGCTCAACCACCACGTGTCGAATGCGTCCGTGGTCGAGGCGCTCGAAGCGCACCCCGAGCAGTACCAACACCTGGGGCCGAGCGACAAGCAGACGCTGGCTAGCACCCTCGACGCCAAGTATCTCGTGGGCAACTCCACCGAGGTGAAGCAGGCGGTCGACCTCGCCGAGAAGCACGGCATCAACTTGCCCAGCTACGGGAAGGCCAAGGCGGCGTTCGGTGGCGCCGAGGTCAAGCAGGCGTACGTGCCGACCGCCGAGCAGCCGCCGCACGTGCAGAGCGCCATCGCCATCGCCAACGGCCAGAAGGGGTGGCAGACCGAGAAGGTCAAGCTGGCCGCCTACTCGGAGCTGTCCGACGACGAGTTCAAGTCCCTGGACCCGAACACCCAGACGCTGATCATCAACGGTCTGAAGTCGGGCGTGGTCAAGTTCAAGGACCCGAAGAAGAAGGCCGCCAGCGTCGCGCTGGTCAACAAGTTCGAGAAGGCCCAGGGCGGCGGCGCGGGCGCGGGCGGCGAGTCGCACACCATCACCCCGGCGGCGACCGAATGGGCACAGCCGGACGCGCTGCCAAACAACTCGGCCAGTGGGCTCAGCGACAGCGACGCGGAGAAGGCGGCGGCCTTCCTGCACGACTCCAACGTCACGCTCAGCGGCGTCCAGGAAGGCGTCTCCGAAGACGCCGCCAAGACCGCTCTCAAGAACATCTTCCTGAACGCCGACTCGGTGCAGCACCAGCAGATGGCCGAGCTGACGGCTGACGCGCTCGCCAAGAAGATCATCGACAAGGGCGCGCTGGAAGACAGCGCCCAGTCACACCTGGCCAACGCGCTCGCCTCGGAGATCGGCGCCAAGTTCAAGGGCGGGGACGACGACACGCCGGTCTACGACGCGGTCAAGAACTACCTGAAGGTGGCCGACGCCGACGGACCGAACAGCGGCGACGTTCAGGATCTCGCGCTGCACGACCTGGCTCAGGCGATGTCCGAGTACGAGGACAACCTGGCCAAGAAGGGCTCTAGCGCCGGGCTGCCGGGGCTGTACCAGAAGTTGCAGAAGGGCCTGCTGGACCCAGCCGAGGCGAGCAAGTGGCCCGAGCCGTCGTTCGACAACCCGGGCGACGTCGCCTGGGGCAGCCAGATCCTGTCGTCGATGATGACCGACGCGCTGACCGGCAAGAACGGCCTGAACCTCACCAAGAGCCAGTGGAAGGACTTCTACGGCGACCCGAACTACTTCCCGCTCAAGCAGGCGCTGACCAAGACCTACGAGGATGCCCTGCATTCGGGTCAGGAGTACCCGGAGGGCTGGCACGCCAAGCTCCACGAGATCGTCTACAAGGTCAACCAGCACGGCAAGATCACCGGAAAGACGATGGGTTGGAAGTCCAACTCCATCGCGATGAGCGGTTGGAAGGCCCAGGAGTTCTGGAAGCAGGTCGGCAAGGAGCTGGGCACCCACGCGGGCGGCGGGCACGCGCCCGGCAAGCCGAACATCAGTCTGAGCGGCCCGAACGTACTCACCACCGAACAGAAGGGCGCCCTGGTCGGCTCGTTCAAGTCGATGTCGCAGGGCTTCCTGCTCTCGGACCCACCGGACAAGTCGTTCGATTCGCTGCTGGCGCTGACCGCGACGTACTCGGGCAAGCAGGGCTTCCCGCAGATGTCCCTGGGCCAGGTTATCGACGGCATCGACGAGAAGCACGCCGCGAACCTCGGCGTGACGAACGCCGGTCTACTCAAGGCCAAGATCGAAAAGTACCTGGCCACCCCGGCGGGCGCGGCCCACGCCAAGAGTGCCACCCCGAGCCCGAAGCTCATGCAGGAGTTGACCGGCGCCCTCCCGTCCGACATTCAAGCCCCGGTCGGGCACAAGGCGCAGGTGCTGCCCGGCCCGGGTGCGTTCAAGTCGAGCAAGCCGTCCAGTGACTTCCACGAGATCTCCGTCGAGTCGATGAAGGAGCACCAGGAGAAGCAGTGGATCAAGCACGGCAAGAAGTGGACGACCGCGCATGCGTCCGCGCTGCACTCCTACACGTCCAACTCGGGCGAGATCAACGACTACCTGCGCGAGGACTCCAACAAGGGCTCGCCGATTCTCCGGAAGACCGTGGTCATGATGCAGGACGCCATGACGCCGGTCGACCGGGACCTCATCCTGCACCGTGGCACCGGTTGGGAGTTCCTGCCCAAGCAATTCCGCTCGGCCGACGCAGCCAAGGCGCTGATCGGCAAGACCTTCGTAGACAAGGGCTTCACCTCAACGGCGGTCGGCACGCACTCCAACTTCGCCGACGACGTGAAGATGATCATCGAGGCGCCGAAGGGCACCCACGGCGCGTTCGTGCAGATCGCCGACCAGTGGGGCGTCAACAACAAGGGCTCGGGCGTCTTGACGAACTACGACGGCGAGAACGAACTAATCCTCCCGGCGGGCACGACGTTTCAGATCATGTCGGTCGAGGGCTATGGCGGCCAGGCGACAGTCCACGTGAGGGTGGTGACCCCGAAGTGAAGCCAAGCAAGAAGAACAGCGGTTCGTCGCTCAACGCGCCGATGAAGTGGGAGCTGGTCGACCCGGACGAGCCCAAGGGTATGACCAAGACGGAGATCGCCGAGTACCTGGCCAAGCCCGTGGCGAGCCCTAGACTGGTCGCGAACGACGAGGAGGCCCAGGGCGAATGAAGAAGATCAAT